GAAAGTTATTGTCTATGATTTAAAATTGGAAGATGGTGCTCATGTATTTTTCTCTAACCGTGTTGGCTCTCATAATTGCGGTAGTGCTATCGCTAGTTCGTCGTTGGTCACAGAATGGGTCAAAGGCCGTAGTCTAGAACAAGCAGGAGAAATTAGAAATACACACATAGCGGAAGAATTGGCTCTCCCACCTGTAAAAATTCACTGTAGCATTTTGGCAGAAGATGCTATCAAGGCTGCAATAAAAGATTATCAAAATAAACAAATTAATGTCAACTAAAATCAATACTAAGGCGTTAATAGTAATGTAGCAGTAAATACTGCTACTTTTTTAAAAGAGGAAATTTTAATGAAATCAGTTATCGCAACATTAATCGCTATGGCATTTGCCGGCAGCGTAGCAGCACAAACCGCACCTGCTGCTAAGAAAGAAGAAAAGAAAGCAGAAGCTAAACCAGCCGCTGCTGCTCCTGCTGCTGCCCCTGCTGCCCCTGCTGCTAAGAAAGAAGAAAAGAAAGCAGAAGCAAAGAAGTAATACTTGTCCGACGGTTTGCTCCTACCACAGTTCGTCGTGATTTAGAAGATGTCGAATATGTAGTTTTTGATGACAGCATAGCACGTAATTTAAAACGACTACGCATAGTCACTGAAGATGAATTCGAATTATCAACAAGAGTAAGATTACGTCTGTGGTTGGCAAGACAACGGGCACTGCGTAAGTTCGATGAAGCATACGCATAAACAAAGGACCTTCTGGTCCTTTTTTTACTTGATAAATATATAACTATGATTACATTAACTGAACGTGCAGCTAATAAAGTAAAAACTAATTTAGAACGTCGTGGTAAAGGTATTGGTATCCGAGTTGGAGTAAAAACCACAGGATGTTCGGGTCTAGCTTATGTTTTAGAATTCGTGGACTCGGTCTATGAAGGCGACCGTATTTTTGAGTCCAACGGGGTTTATGTCTACGTAGACGGTAAGAGTATGGCCTATCTTGACGGTATTGAAATGGATTGGGTAAAACAAGGCCTAAACGAAGGATTTGAATTTAATAATCCAAATGAAAAAGCCAAATGCGGCTGTGGAGAAAGTTTTAGTGTCTAAGCCTTGGAGTAGGTGGGATACTAAACTTTGGATCAACCAATTAGAAAATCGTATTGAAGATATTGATTATTACCTAAATCAAACTGTAGAATACTGCGAGGCTAATAACATAATAAACAATGAATCAGTATTTACTTTGAGTTTTCTTACAGTATTATGGGTCAGCTATATGCGAGAGGAACCTATAAGTCGTAGAGAAATATTTGAAATATTAAATATTCAAAATTGGGAAGATTTGCCAGATTCTCCAGTAGAATTAGGGAAGAAACTAGCAGATTTTGACCTACAGGACTTACTAAATCTAGTAAGTAAACAAATACCAGCAATATAGTCGCTTTTAGTTGACATCTGATTGCAGTTCTACTACAATAAATAAAAATACTATAGGAGATACTATGTACAAGTACAAACTTTGGGTTCGTATTAATGAATATCAAACAGTCAATACCATTGTATACGCAGAGAATGACCTTGCTGCCAAAATGTTAGGAGAAGCACAATATGGCGTTGGCAATGTATTAAACTATACAAGGGAAGACTAATGAGTATGCATCTTGAAGGTCCGTGGCTCAGCACTACTGGCAAGCGTAAGGGTAAAATTAAATTCCGTAACGCTGATGAGGCACGGAAGGCAAGGGAACTTGAGGCGGATTGGCATGCGCTTCAAAAGAAATATGGTATTGAACAGGAGCAACGTAAACAGCGAGCTGCCATGAATCGTACTGTATATCAGCCACCAAAGCTGAATTATCGTGGAATGGATGCTCCACGTATCCCTAGCCTAAATAAAGGTATGGACAGTGCGTCTGCAACTAAGGCAGCACCCAAAGTCTATACCGGTACTAAAATTAAGGGTATTGGAACCATGCATAAGAGTAATGCTGTGCCCATCTTCACAGATGATGAGGCCAAGGATATTGCTCATATGCGTAGATAGCCTTAATTATCCAGCGTAAAGGAGACAAAAATGATACGCATTGTTAAAATGCTAGCCATCCTTATTGCCGCTTTTGGTTTAGGATGGATAGGTTATAAAGTTATTATGTATAAGTTGGATGATAATAAGGAAATCAATATCAAAATGGGTGCTGTCAAACACACGCCAGCTGAAAGTATGACAAGACAGTTGGAATGTTTGGCTCGTAATGTATATCACGAAGCAGGCACAGAACCATTTGAAGGTAAGGTAGCAGTAGCACAAGTAACATTGAATAGAGCAAATAGTGGACGATTCCCAGCAGACCTATGTCAAGTTGTTTACCAAAAAAATGTAGTATACGAGAAAGTGCTTTGCCAATTTAGTTGGTATTGTACCAACCCTACTAATCGTACGCCCAGGCATAGTGACACATATCAGGAAAGTTTAAAAGTAGCCAAAATGGTTTTACTTGAAGGTTTTAGATTACCCAGTTTGGAGGAGGCCATGTACTTTCATGCCAAATATGTTAACCCACGTTGGGATCGTAAACGGGTAGCAGTAATAGGTCAGCATATATTTTATAAGTAGGAGTAAACATGAAAATACATTGGGATAAGGTACTTGAACTTTTCAATTTTAAGGAAATGGCAAGTAATCTAGTAGAAAATATTGGACATATCAGTGCAGAAACACTAAATTGGATAGCCGTAATTTTGATACATATGGCCACTATTCCTACACTTATAGCCATTCTTACAGGGCTTACTGAAAAGATGCCACCTGTAGATTTAGTTGGATTGGTTTGGTTAGGCTTGTTTATGTTCTTTCTCCGTAGTGTGATTGCTAGAGACATGCTCAATATTATTACAATTGGATTTGGATTCTTTGTTCAAGCAACACTTATGGGATTGATCATTTTTAAATAACCAAAATTGCTGACAAAAGGCAGGAACGATTGTATAATTTGACTTGTAGTAAAACATTAACCCACAGACATAGAGGATGATATGCAATTTTTAGCAGGTACTATTTTTGGTATTGTTATTGCCACAATCGGTTTTAGTGGTCTAGCAAGTATTGGTGACAAGGGTGTTCAAAAAGTACAGGAAGTGGCCAAGGAGGCAGCAAAATGAAAAAGATTTTATTGATTCCAGCATTTGCTGTTCTTGCTGCCTGTAGTGGCATGGAAAAGGTTCCTGAGCGTTCAAGTTATGCTCAACCAGATTGGTACCAAAAGTGCGCTCAAGAAGGCCGTGAAGGTTGGTTTTGGATGGCTAAAGATTTTGTATATGCTTGTGGAGCAGGTGAAAGCCAATTCGCTCAGGCTGCTGAAGAACAGATGTATGCCATCGCTCTTAACAACTTTGCCAAGCGTATTAATGGCCGTGTTAACAGCGAAACCAACATTGAAATGACTGATAAGAAGCGTACTACACGTACCAGCATCAGTTACAAAGTCAGTGATACTACCGTAGTCGATCATGTTCAAAAGGAACAAGGTAGATTTACCATGGGTGGTCGCCATTATACTTTCGTACGCTTAAAAATGCGTAAGGAAACCTTTGATCGTCTCATTCAAGAAAATCGTGACCGATGAGATCTATTAAACTAGGCCTAGCAGTATTAGGTGTAGTATATTTGGCGGGGTGCGCCAGTGCCCCTCCAAAAACTGCCCGTCAATACTGTTATACAAGCAAGGACATTACTGTACAGGATGGCGAGAAGGTCAAGAGCCAAACACAGGTCCGTTGTAATGATGATCCAATTGAAACTATACCTATTAAGAAAATGGGTATAAGTCCAAAGTGTTTTGAACATCCGTATCAACATCGTTTGCCTAATGGGCGTTTAGTACAAGGAATTAATTATGTTTGCCAAAAAAGGGATGGTAGTTGGGAAATTATTGACGGCCGCGGCATTAATCGTTAGTACACCGGCAGAGGCTCAATTACGTTGGAGCGAAAGTGCGTACAGCATTATTAACTCTTTTAACAAAATGTTTGATAGGTTGAGTGAAGGTGATCAAAGAAAACATACACAGGCTGTACTCACAGCCGTGGCTAATTTGGATAATGGGGAATTCGTCCGTTGGTACAGCGATGACAGTTATAACCATGGCATTGTGGAAATTGTGGCTACTAGTCAGTTAAGTGGTAAGTTATGTCGCAGAGTATACAGTACGGTTATCACTGAAAAAAGCCGTGAAAATAAAGAATATTGGGGATGTATGGGCAGTGATGGTACTTGGAATTTTTTCAGGTAGTCATTATATACAAATGTATTAAGGAGGATATTTTTATTAAATAAATATCTAATATGGTCCTAGCATTCTTAACATTCTTTACTGGCATAGCAATTAGCGCAATTGCCATATATTATTCAGTCCTAGGGCTGGCTAGCATATTCAGTGCTGCCGCCCTCAGTGTTATCATTATGGGCACTGTACTAGAAATTAGCAAATTAGTCACTGCATGGTGGCTTAAGGCTAATTGGCATCGTACGCCTTGGAGCCTAAAAGGATATCTAACAATTGCTGTGGTAACTTTAATGTTCATCACTAGCATGGGTATTTTTGGATTTCTAAGTAAAGCACACAGTGATCAAAACCTAGTTGGTGGTGATGTACAGGCCAAATTAAGTCTTATTGATGAAAAAATCAAAATAAGCAGAGAAAATATAGATGGAAACCGCCGTCAGTTAAAACAACTTGATGAAGCAGTTGATCAGGTTATGGCACGTAGCACTAATGAACAAGGTGCTGACCGTAGTAATCAAATACGCCGCAGTCAAGCCAAAGACAGAGAACGACTATTAAAAGAAATTGAACAAGAACAGAAAAAGATCACTGTTCTAAATGAAGAGGCTGCTCCAATAAGAGCCGAAGTACGTAAAGTAGAAGCAGAAGTTGGACCTATCAAATACATAGCAGCCTTTATATATGGAGACAATCCAGATAGCAACTTACTAGAAAAGGCAGTTGTTTGGGTTATTATATTAATTGTGTTTGTATTTGATCCACTGGCAATATTATTATTACTGGCGAGTCAATACAGTTTCCAATGGGCTTTTGCTGAACGTAAAGAGAAGGAAAGTCTGTGGGCCAAGATCAAAGAAGAAATGCGTCCCAAAGATAAGGATGAAGAACTTCCAAAAGACGAGCCTAAATACGAGAAAGATGATGGGCCAATACCTGAAGAAGTCGTAGAACAAATTAAGGAAACTGCACCTAAGCCAGCAGAACCAAGTAAAATATTAAGTTATCTTGATAGACCTGGTGTATTTTTTAAATTTGGTGTCAAGCCAAAAGAGGAACCCGCACCCGTAGAAGAAACTAAGGTAGTAGAACCAGAACCGATTATAGAAGTCAAAGTTGAAAAGCCTGTTGTTACACCAGAACCAATTTTAACAGTTGATACTACAGAAGTTAAAGTAAATCAAACTCCAGTGCTAAGTAAAGAGCCAATAGTAAGTAAGGTTGAGCCTCCTAAAGAGGATGACTTAGAATCTGAAAAAAAAAAGTAGCAACTGATAATGAAGATCGTGTTATACTTGTAGAAGATGAGGAAACTGTTTATCTCAATAGTTTAAAACAACGTGAAAAAGAATTGATGAAAAATTGGAAAGATGCTAATCCAGATGATACAATTAAGCAACAACTTAAATTAAAAAAGATGGGATTGATTGATCGCTTACCATGGCAAATAGATGAGCTAGAAATTATAAGAGCACGAAATGAATCTAGGAAAAATTAACGTAATTACCCCACCTGATAAATTATTCAATAATAATCCTAGTATACTATTAGTAAAACCAACTACTGATACTAAACAACATTTTCAAAAATACATTAGCAAAGTAGTTCAAGAAATTAATATTTTTGTCTACGATGAAAATGAAACAGATATGGATTGGTTATTAAGTGTACACAGTTATGTAGATGTTACTATTATTGATGTTGATAATTGTGATATTATAACAAGACAATTTATTACCTTCATGATAGCACAACCTGATACATACTATATTACAAAAGATGAGATAACACCATTCGGTATTATTTCAAAAAGTAGAATTTATGATTTGGACGCAGTTCCATTTTTTAAAATAATTGAAGACCCAGAAGAAGGTGAAGATGAACAATTTTAATGGTAGACGAGTAGAATTAAGAGAAGGTGAAGATATTAATCGTGCTCTACGCAAGTTTAAAAACAAGGTAGAGGATAGTGGTATAATGGACGAACTAAGAAAAAGAGAGTTCTTCGAAAAACCAACTACTGAACGTAAACGTCGTCATGGTGCCGCTGTTAACAGGTATAAAAAGAAATTAGAAAAAGAAAGATTACCAACAAAGCTTTACTAATTTACTTAATGCCTGTATAATAGGCATTATGGCTAAACATTTAATGATAGATTTGGAAACATTGGCAACCACGCCAAATGCTGCAATATTGAGTATTGGCGCAGTTACCTTTGATCCCAACAGCACTGTTATCTATGATGAGTTTTATCATAGAGTTGAACTAGAAAGTCTAGAAGGAATTAACACCTTCATAGACGATAACACTATAGAATGGTGGAGCAAACAGGATTTTGATGCACAGCAAGAAGCATTCAATCCAGAAGGTAGGATAGATGTTAAAACTGTTCTAGATGACTTTTATAAGTTTTGCATGGGATCAAGTAAATTTTGGAGTCATGGCAGTACTTTTGATATCATCATTTTAGAACACTATTTTCGAGAACTTAACAAACCATATCCTTGGAAGTTTTGGGAAGTTAGAGATACTCGTACACTTTTTGACTTAGGCATGGATCCAGAAATGCCACAGGCTAATAAACATCACGCTCTTGAAGATGCACGTAGACAGGCCATAGGTGTACAAAATATGTTCAAAAAACTGGGAAGAAAGTTTGATTGAAATAAATAATAGTGGTGCTTAACTAAGACCATTTAATTCTTGCTTAATTTAAGGAGATACATATGAGTAAGGTAATAGGTATCGATCTCGGTACTACTAACAGTTGCGTCGCCATTATTGAAGGCGGCAATCCCAAAGTAATTGAAAACAGTGAAGGAGCACGTACTACTCCTAGTATAGTAGCCTATACAGATGAAGAAATTCTTGTAGGTGCCAGTGCTAAACGTCAGGCTGTTACTAATCCAAAAAATACAGTATATGCAGCCAAGCGTCTTATTGGACGTAAGTTTAAAGAAGAGGCTGTACAAAAAGATATTAATCTCATGCCATATCAAATTATGGAAAGTACTAATGGTGATGCATGGGTCAAGGTACAAGGTAAGGAGTTAGCACCTCCTCAAATCAGCGCAGAAGTATTGCGTAAAATGAAAAAGACTGCTGAAGATTATTTAGGTTATGATGTTACCCAAGCTGTTATTACTGTTCCGGCCTATTTTAATGATAGTCAGCGTCAAGCTACTAAAGATGCTGGCCGTATTGCTGGTTTGGAAGTTCTTCGAATCATTAATGAACCGACTGCTGCCGCGTTGGCTTACGGCGTTGATAAGACGGATAAAGCAGATCGTAAAATAGCAGTGTATGACCTAGGAGGTGGCACTTTTGATGTTAGTATTATTGAAATTGCTAACCTTGATGGTGATAAACAAATTGAAGTATTGAGTACCAATGGTGATACATTTTTAGGTGGTGAGGATTTTGACCAACGCATTATGGATTACTTGGTTGATACTTTTAAAATGGATCAAGGTATTGATCTTACTAAAGACGTATTGGCACTACAACGTCTAAAAGAGGCTGCAGAAAAGGCTAAAATTGAACTAAGTAGTAGCCAACAAACAGATATTAATCTACCATATGTTACTGCTGATGCTAGCGGTCCAAAACATATGAATCTAAAACTTACTCGCGCCAAATTGGAAAGCCTTGTAGAAGATCTAATTGAACGCAGTATTGAACCATGTCGCATTGCTATGCGAGATGCAGGTGTTAGTGCTAACGATATTGATGAAGTTATTCTTGTTGGTGGTATGACACGTATGCCTAAGGTACAGGACGCTGTAGAAAAGTTATTTGGTAAAGTACCACGTAAGGATGTTAACCCAGATGAAGCCGTAGCAGTAGGTGCTGCTGTACAAGGTGCTGTACTAAGCGGCGAACGCAAAGACGTATTGTTATTAGATGTTACACCATTGAGTCTTGGCATTGAAACACTTGGTGGAGTAATGACCAAGATCATTCAAAAGAACACTACAATTCCTACTAAGGCTAGTCAAAGTTTTAGCACTGCTGAGGATAATCAACCTGCTGTTACTATTAAGGTATTCCAAGGAGAACGTGAGTTTGTAAAGCATAATAAACTACTAGGTGAGTTTAACCTAGAAGGTATTCAACCACAGCCCAGAGGTATGCCTCAAATTGAAGTAACATTTGATATTGATGCAAACGGTATTATTAAAATTAGTGCTAAGGACAAGACTACAGGCAAAGAAAATAAAATTACCATTAAGAGTGATAGTGGTCTAAGCAAAGATCAAATTGAAAAAATGATCAAAGAAGCAGAGGCCAATGCAGATGATGATCGTAAGCAGCGTGAAATCGTAGACCTACGTAATCAAGTTGATGCACAGATGCATACAATACGTAAGGATATGAAGGAAGTTGAAAGTCAGTTGTCACAGGATGACAAGGATAAAATTGAACAAGCCATGGCCAATGTTCTAATTGAATTGACTAATGGCACTAAAGAATCAATCACTCAAAAGTTGAGTGACTTGATGGCTGCTGTTCAACCTATCTATAAACTTAAAGAAGAACAAAGTCAACGTAAGGATGACAACATTACTGATGTTGACTTTAAAGAGGTTAAGGACGCAGCCTAATATGTTGACACTTGATATTAACTGTGTTAACATATATAGAGTGGTGCTCGGGTGAGGCCACTATTAATCTTGCTTAATAAGGAGAAATTTTATGACACAATTAGCTAGAATGGACACAGCGGCTTTGAATAGAGCGCTGATTGGTTTTGATCGTATCTTTAACACAATGGAACGTAGTTGGGGTAATAGTATGGCCAATAACAATTATCCTCCCTATAACCTAGAACGCAAAGGTGATATCTATACTATTACCCTAGCAGTAGCAGGTTTTAGTAGAGATGAAATTGATGTAAGTATTGATCAGGACCAATTAATCATTACTGGTGAAAAAACACCAGTAGAAACTGATGGAGATATTGAGTATCTTCACAGGGGACTAGCATATCGTAGTTTTGAGAGAACATTCGCTCTTTCAGAACATATGGAAGTCAAAAGTGCTGATCTTAAAAATGGATTACTTACTGTAGTAATCGAAAGAATCATTCCAGAAGCATTGCTTCCAAGAAAGATTCAAATTAAGGAAAGTTAAAATCAAGGGGGAGGAAACTCCCCCACTTAAATGGAGTATAAAATGGCTGTTGATACCGAAACTACTACAGATATTGTTCTTGATGAAAAGATTAAAATAGATATCCGCGAGCCAAAAAAATGGAACGTGGTGTTTTTAAATGATGATCATACTCCTATGGAATTTGTAATCAGTATACTAATTGAAATATATAAACATACTGATGAAACAGCAAAAGATATTACATTACTTATTCATGAAAAAGGTAGCGGTATTGCTGGCACTTATACCTATGAGATTGCAGAAATCAAAGTGTTTGAAACTAAAAATCTAGCTATGGCTAATGGGTTTCCACTACAAATTAAATTAGAAGAAGAATAAAAATTATAGCCCTTTTACCTCCTAAGTAAATATGCTTAGGAGGTTTTTTTTATGAGTTTAAGAGAAATTACTAAGGATCTGCATCACGAAGCAGAAACAACTAAATTTGCTAAATTACTACTAAGTGGTAAGATTAGTAAAGAAGATTACGCAAATTATCTATACCAATTATTGCCCATATACGGACCAATTGAATTTGGTAATCGTATGTTAGGTCACTTTGCTAACATACAGGGTATTGAACGCTTACCAGCAATATATCAAGATTTTATGGAATTAGCTGGACCAGAACATAAGTTTGTTTGGCTACCACAGACCCTAGCCTATCATGACTATTTGGTCCAGCTAACCAATGACCTAGAACGTAGGCACTTACTTAAGGCACATTTATATTGTCGTCATATGGGTGATCTAAACGGTGGCTTAATTATTAAGAAACAAGTAGCACATATTAGCAGTGGTAAGTTCTATGAGTTCGCCAATCCTGATCAACTTAAAGTAGCAATCAGAGCCGAACTCACAGATCAGTTAGGTGATGAGGCTCGTGTGGCCTTTGAATGGGCCATTAAGATGATGAGGGATTTATACAATGGAGAGTAAAGTTTGGGACGCTCTAATTAATGTACAACATTTACTAGAGAAAAGTTTTGAACGCACTGGTACTGAAGCATTTGAGCCAGGTATGGATAGATTTAATCAACCAGGATGGGTCAATCGTGTTTGGACCAGTGAAGCATATCGTAGGGCTCACGTAGATGTTGTAGATGCTAGAGAGAAAAAGGGGTTGTGGATGATGCATTGTTGCGTATTTCCACATACACATAATCCTGCTCCAATCTTTGGGTTCGATGTAATAGCCGGTAAGAACAAAATTACCGGCTGTTTTTATGACTATAGTCCTACAGGTGATGCTAATCATCCTATGTGTGAATGGTTTGCTAACGAAGTAAGTAAGATGGAGTGGCGTAAGGAAAGAGCACTGCCAGATTGGGCCACTCGTATATTCAGCAAGAGCATGGTAGCCGCAGGAAATGTCCAGGACGAACACGAACTAGATCAGATCATAGAGATGGCTCGTAAGGGTGTGGATCATTACTTAACTACAGTAGGTGAAACTAATAACACTGTACTAAATACCAGCGAACAGCAAAATTTCTATGCACAAAACCAAAAGATGAATCCACATACGCCTAAGGTAATGACCAGTTTGGGATTGAATGAGGAAGATGTGCGTGTATTCATACAGGAGTGTTTGTTCCCAGAGTTAAGGTAAATACTTGACTATGCGATTTAGAGAATTTAATTCACTAGTATCAGAAGGTTCTGCTCCTTCTATGATGACTCTTGCCCAATTAGAAAAGGGCAATGGTAAGTATATTGATAGTATTGTAGATGCAATATCTCGTGAGACAAACTTAAACTTTTATATTAAAAAAGAATATTACAGTGGTGTTATTAGAAATGCCGAAAACGTGGCTGACGAAATATTATCAGCCTACGATCCCAGCAAAGTTGAATTTGAGTTCGTAACTGCTGATGGTGAAGTCATGCAGGCACGTGTATCGCAAATCATTAAAGATGAAGCAAGCAAGGGTGCCTTTACTTTTAATTTAGGTAATGTAGCTGAAGCTATTATGGGCAGTGCTATGACTGCTAAATTTGAAAAAGAAGGTGGTAAAGTCACTGCTGATGATATTAAAGATGTGGGCATACGACTATTT